ATAAACTTTCCGAGAACTCCATCATCCGCACCACAGACGGCGCAAGCATACCCGCCGACCCAGCCAACACTGACTACGCAGCATATTTGCGCTGGGTCGAGAAAGGCAACACCCCAGAGCCTGCTGACCCTCCCCCTGCTGCACCCGAGCCCATCAACCCGGTGGACAAGCTGCGTGCTTTCCTCGCTGCCAACCCTGACGTTGCGGAGATCCTGAAATGACCGCACTAGTTAACTCAGCCCCCGCCACGGGAAGTGGAACGTTTACGCTTACGGCACCCGTAAGTTCCAACAACCAGACACTTACGCTCCCTGACGAAACCGGGACGCTGTACTCCAGTGCTACGCCGGTGAGGACTCAGAAGGGTGTACCTGCGTTTAGTGCTTATCAGAGTGTGGCGCAGAGCGTAACAAATGCCGTAGTAAAAATTCAATTTCAGGCAGAAGAATACGATGTTACTGGCGCATTTGATAGTACAACAAACTACCGTTTCCAGCCAACGGTTGCCGGATATTACTTGCTTAATGCAGCTTTGGCAATAGCCTCGGCAACAACGTATATTGATTTACGGTGCTATAAAAATGGTTCGTATGCAAAGGCATTTGCATCAAATTTCAACGCATCAAACCAGTCCTTTGTTGCTGGTTCGTGTCAAGTATATTTAAACGGGTCCACTGATTATGTTGAAGTTTACGCATCAACTGGGGCAACAATAAACTCCATTGCCCAGCTGCAGAACACCTACTTCCAAGGCATCCTCATCGCCGCAGCCTAAAGGAACACCATGAGCACGATACAAACAAACGCCATCCTTGACGCCAGCGGCGGAACCACTGCGACCGTGAACGGCTACACGCCCGGCCCTGGGAACATGCAGGGCAAGAACAAGATCATCAACGGCAAGATGGAGATTGCCCAGCGGGGGACGAGTTTTGCGGCGGTGGCTTCTGGCGCATACACGCTAGACCGCTGGGTTTTTGGGGCTTCGACAACTGCTGTTTTTACTGCTTCACAGCAAACCGATGTTCCCACTTCCAATGAATTTCAAAACAGCTTACGTTTTGCTGTCACTACTGCGGATACCAGTATTGCAGCCGGAGACTACGCACAAATCGAACATAAGATTGAGGGTTTTAACGCCCGTGACCTTATTGGGCGAACATTCACCCTGTCGTTCTGGGTTCGCAGCAGCAAGACGGGCATCCATTGCGTTGCGCTTTCCAACAGCGCGTCAGATCGCACTTACGTTGCCGAGTACACAGTCAGCGCAGCCAACACCTGGGAATACAAAACCATCACGGTGTCTGGCGGCTTGATTACCGCTGGCACTTGGAACTGGACAAACGGCATTGGCTTGTGGGCGCGGTTCGTCATGGCAGCAGGTTCCACCTACCACACCACAGCAGGCGCATGGCAGACCGGCAATTTCATCGCCACAGCCAACCAAGTCAACGTCCTCGACACCATCGGCAACATCTTTGCGATTACGGGCGTCCAGTTGGAAGTCGGCAGCGTAGCCACACCGTTTGAGCATCGGCCTTACGGGACTGAGTTGGCGTTGTGTCAGAGGTATTACCAACAGGAATTTTTCGGCTCTGGCCGATTTGATTCACCAACAGTAGTCCAAATCTACGGTCGTTTTGCTGTTCCTATGAGGGCAGCGCCAACACTAGGAACGCCATCTGGGTCTGTAGATGAGATTGGGCTATCCGCAAGAGCAGTTACTGCGATTTCTAGTTCTGATGTGATCAATTCAGGTGGCCGCATTGGGTTCTCAACATCAGGAGCTACCACTGGGTCTATTGCTGCCTCTACTCGCGCAACGGTTGTCCCAATTTCTGCGGAGCTATAAACCATGTACAAACTCACCAACTCCACGACCATCCTCCGCATCACCGATGGAGCCTTCATCCCCGCAGACCCAGCCAACACCGACTACGCCGCATACCTGCGCTGGGTCGATGAAGGCAACACGCCGGAGCCTGCTGATCTGCCTGACCCCAAGGAAGCCATCAAAGCCCAGATCGCATCCTTGGAAGCCAGCATTACGCCTCGTCGGCTGCGCGAGGCTCTGCTGACCGGAGACAAGACCTTCATCGAAGGCGTTGAGGCTCAGATTGCCGCGCTGCGGGAGCAGCTGTGAGTGTGCTGCTCTGGTATCTGCCGGTAACGCTGGGGTGCATCTACGCACTCTGGCTGTTCTACCTCGCGGTGATGAACCTTGACCGGGCGCGTCGTGCTGGAACACTCTCCAAGCCTGCCCTGGTTTGCGGCTACCCCATCCTCATCGTTGGCCTGCTGGTTGATCTGGTCTGCAACATCCTGCTGACCGTGCCGTTCCTTGACCTGCCACGCGAGACCACGGTGACCTACCGACTCAAGCGTTACGCTGCCGGTCCTGACGGCTGGCGCAAGCGATTCACGCTGTGGTTCGCTGATGACATGCTCGACGACTTCGACCCCACGGGTAAACACGTTTGACTTATGACCGACGTACCGTACAACGGAAAAGACCGCCGCGTAACCGGCCACTTTATCTCCGAGATCAGCGAGGCGCAAATTGCCCTCATGGTTGAAGAAGAGGTTGAACGGCGCGTCAGCAAGATGGAAGAAAAGCTGATGTTGCACATGGATGGGAAATTCTCCCAGCTCCATAAACTGATCAGTGATGCCTTCCCTAATGGTGATCCTCATGGCCATAGGGCTTATCATGAGCTGCAAATCAAGCAGTCTGATGGCTGGGACAAGATGAAGGCCGACATCCTAAGCAAGTTCTTGTCTAGCGGCCTGTGGGTTGCTGCGGGTTACCTCGCGTTCGCTATTTGGCAGTCCTTCAAGGACAGCGTTAAATCGTGAGCGCTCTTTGGTTATTGTGGCCCCTTATTTTGTGGATGATGTTTGCCTTCCATGTGACACGACCAGTTTGCCTTCCATGAGTTTCAGGGTTATAATTTCGCTACCCGGCGCACGCTGCATCAGCTGCTAATACCCTTTGGAGTATAAATGAGCTATGCGATGACGTTTACCTCTCTGCTAGAGGATGCGCGCCGGTACCTGGAGCGCGGCTTTACTGCGGAGAGCGATCCAATTGTCTTTGAGCAGTTGCCTCGGCTCATCACGCTGGCCGAGCGCCGCATTGCCCGAGACCTCAAGATTCTGGGTTTTGTGCGTGCGGTTACCACCGTGCTGCAAGTCGGTGTGGCCACCTACCGCAAACCTGACCGTTGGCGTGACACCGTGAGCATGACGCTGAACGGGGTGCCAATCTTCGGTCGCTCTTACGAGTACCTGCGCTCCTACTGGCCGCAGGAAACTCAGACCGCCACACCGCAGTTCTACGCAGACTACGACTACCAGCATTGGCTGCTGGCCCCGACGCCCGACGCCGCCAGCTCGCTCGAGATTCTGTACTACGAGCAGCCGCGCTTCCTGGACGAGGACAACCAGACCAACTGGCTTACGGATTACGCACCGGACGCACTGTTGTACGCCACGCTGCTGGAGGCCACCCCGTTCCTCAAGAAAGACGAGCGCATCGGCACCTGGCAAAACATGTACGACCGCGCGGCGCAGGGTCTGAACGGCGAAGACATGAAGCGCATAATGGACCGGGCGTCCACTCGGAGTGAAGCATAATGACTACATACACGGACGTCTTCGGCGGTGCAAACATCTACCCCAGCGAGCTCAGCTACAGCTCCCTGGCGCTCACGGCCGACGTCACGCTGAACTGGCCTGAGGAAACCTCAGCCGCGAGCAACTTTGCTACGCGGATAATCGACATCGCCTCCAGCACTGGTACATGGTCTGTTATCCTGCCTGCGGCCAACAAGGCCAGCACCGGCGAGACCGTGCTGTTCAACAACCTGAGCGCCAGCGCTATTCTGATTAAGGACGCGGCCGGCGTGCAGCTGGTCTCGATTGAGCCGGGCGACCTGTGGCAGGTCTACCTCACCGCAAACACCACCGCCGCCGGCAGCTGGCGCGCGCTGCAGTACGGTGTGGGCACCTCGCAGGTGGACGCCTC